CACCTACAGCAGAAACAAATACGGAAGAAATTCCTTTCTAAGCTAACATTTACCAGAGAGAGTGTTGACACACTCTCTTTTTTTTTATATAATGTCAATATGTAGGGAAAAGTCGCCTCTACTATTTTTCCTATTTGTGCGACTATTTTTTAATGGAGTAAATTGAATGTCTGCTAAACAGAAAATTCTAAACTATCTTTCTAAAGATTCTGGTTACAACACACTCACCGCGGCACAAATTCGTGCCCGTTTCGGCATCACTAATGTCGGTGCCCGCATTGAAGAACTTCGTTCAGAAGGTCACTGCATTTATACCAACAAGAAAACTCTTGACAACGGTAAGACAATCACATATTACCGTCTTGGTAAGCCTAGCCGTGAGATGGTTGCTGCTGCACATGCCGTTTTTGGCGCCGAAGTTTTTGCCTAAAAAGTAGTGAGTTTTGAAGTGGGGATACATATATAATATGTGTCTCTACTTTTTTTTATGGATAAATTATGCAAATACAAGTCAATCTTGAAGAACTAAGAAAAAATAAATTGTTTGTTGCAACACCGATGTATGGTGGTATGAATCATGGTTTGTATATGAAATCATGCCTCGATCTTCAAACAGTTATGATCAAATATGGAATTGAAGTTAAGTTTTCATTCCTATTCAACGAATCACTCATCACACGAGCAAGAAATTATCTGGTAGATGAATTTCTACGTACAGATTATACGCACATGATGTTCATTGATTCAGATATTCATTTTGATCCAAATGATATCATTGCACTGATGGCACTTGATAAAGATGTTATCGGTGGTCCTTATCCGAAAAAGTCTATCAATTGGGGTAATATTGCTGATACTGCTCGGCGTCATCCAGATTTGAATCCAAAAGAACTCGAAAATCTTGTTGGCGAATATGTGTTCAACGTTGTAAAGGGCACTCAACAATTTCAAGTTTCTGAACCTCTTGAGGTCATGGAAATCGGAACTGGTCACATGATGATCAAGCGTCAAGTCTTTAGTAAAATGGCAGAAGCATTTCCTCAAATTCGTTACAAGCCAGATCATGTTGGTCAAGCTAACTTTGATGGCTCTCGATACATTCATGCATACTTCGATACAGTGATTGATACTGCCGATAGTTACACTGGTGGTGGCTCAGATCGTTATCTGTCCGAAGATTACATGTTCTGTCAGATGTGGCGTAAAATTGGTGGTCAAGTATATCTCTGTCCATGGATGAAGACTCAGCACATCGGTACATATGCATTCACAGGTAACATGCCTGCGGTCGCACAGTATACTGGTAAACTATGATAGATTATAAGTTTAGTGAAGACCGTATTCTTGAAGATTTGAAACAATATATTGACAAGACATACGGTCAACATTATGCACAAAACAAATTCCAAGCATCAGAATTCATCATCGATAATGGACACGGTGATGGATTCTTTATTGGAAACATTATGAAGTATGCACAGCGATATGGTAAAAAGAATGGCTACAATAGAGATGACTTGATGAAAGTCGTTCACTATGCTATACTTGCAATACATAATCACGATTTGACAAGGAAATAAATTATGAAACTCTCTGATAACACACTTACGTTACTAAAGAACTTTGCAACAATCAATCAAGGCATTATGTTCAAAAAAGGTAAAACACTTCGTACAGTGTCTAGCCAAAAGAATGTAATGGCTGAAGCAACAATCAATGAAGAAATTCCAACAGACTTTGGTGTATATGATTTGAACAATTTCCTCTCTGTTCTATCTCTGCACAAAGATGATCCTGTTCTGGACTTTCAAGACAACAATGTTTTGATTTCTGGTCTACAGGGTCGTAGTAAAATCAAGTATCGTTTCTGTGCGCCACATATGATTGTTGCTGCACCAGAAAAAGCAATTGCGATGCCTGAGCCTGAAATTTCTCTGACTCTTTCACAAGAAGACTTTGATTGGATTCTCAAAGCAGCATCAGTTCTTTCTTCACCATTCATTGCAATTGAAGCTGATGGTTCAAAACTTTCTGTTACAACATTTGATCCACAGAATGATTCAGCACATACCGAATCACTTGAGATTGCAGAAAGCAAAAAGACTTTCAAGATGTTGTTCAAAGTTGAAAATCTAAAAATGATTTCTGGTGCTTATGATGTTAAAATCTCTTCAAAGGGTATTTCAAACTTCAAACATAAGACACTCAATCTTCAGTATTGGATTGCAACCGAGACTGGCTCCAAATATGAAAAGGACAATTGATGTTTAAATATTTCACAAATGCATCAAAGGGATTTGAGGGCGAATCAATTGCAATTAATAAATCTAAAATTGCTACCGTTATTGAGTTCAGGCCCGAAGAAGGAGAACCAGTTACCATTCTCTATGCACTGAATGGTAATTCTTGGGAAGTGAAAGATCCTTATCTAGAAGTTGTTGCAAGGCTGAATGAGGTTTGACAATCTAACGATTGTCTTTTATAATTATGATTTTTGTGAGGAAACAAGATGGAACATCTTTTGTGGACAGAAAGATACAGACCACAAGTAATAAACGACTGTATTCTACCAGATCGCCTGAAAGAAGTTTTTCAGGAGTACGTAAATCAGAAGCAGATACCCAATCTGCTTCTGACTGGTGGAGCAGGCGTTGGCAAGACAACAATTGCCAAAGCGATGTGCAACGAGATCGGTTGCGACTTCATGATTCTCAATGGTTCTGATGAGAATGGTGTTGATACAATTCGTGTAAAAATCAAGAACTATGCATCTGCAATGTCGTTCACTGGTGGTCGTAAAGTTGTCATCCTAGATGAAGCCGACTATCTAACTCCAAACGCACAAGCAATTCTAAGAAATGCCATTGAAGAGTTTGCAGTAAACTGTTCATTCATTTTCACCTGTAATTTCAAAAGTAGAATCATTGAGCCACTGCACAGTCGGTGTGCTGTAATTGATTTTCGTTTGCAGAATGGTGAAAAAACAAAAATGGCATCTGCGTTTTTCAAACGCATCACACACATACTAAACACAGAAAAAGTTGAATACGATGAGAAAGTGATTGCTGAACTTATCAAGAAACACTTTCCAGATTTTCGTCGTGCTATCAATGAACTACAACGCTACTCTCAACTCGGCAAGATTGATGTAGGCATCCTCTCTCAGATTGGTGATATTTCTATTTCACAGATTGTCAAACACCTGAAAGAAAAAGACTTTGCATCCGTCCGTAAATGGGCAGCAACAACCGAAATTGATAGCACGACATTCTTTCGTAAACTCTATGATGCTTTGTATGATATTGCAAAACCTCAGAGTATTCCACAAGCAGTGATCATTCTTGCTGACTATCAATACAAACAAGCATTTGTTGCCGATCAAGAGATCAATCTTGTTGCTTGTCTGACTGAACTAATGGCCAATGTGGAGTTCAAATGAAAAGTTATGTTTACGCCATATTAGATTCTAAAAATAATTGTTTGAAAATCGGAAAAGCAAATGATGTTACTCAGAGGTTGAGTGATTTGCAGTCCGGCAATCCTACTAAATTAAAAGTTGTTGCTACAATTCCATGTTCGTCCGAAAAACATGCTTTTGCAGTTGAATCTGAGTTGCATCTGAAATATTCTAATCTATTTGTTTTGGGTGAATGGTTCAATTACGATGATGCCATAATTAAAGAGTTTGTCAATTTTGTTGACAACAATCAAAACAAAAAAACTAGAGAACCATTGATCATCAATACACTTTGGGAAGATTGTGAAGAGAAATTTAGTGTAGATAGTTTTCCTAAATGTTATTTTTATCCTGATAGACCCGCTCAAATATTGGATAATTATGAAAATGCTCAGAGTTTAAAAATAAAATGGAGAACAATGGAGTATCCTACGTCTGGAAAACGAATGTTGGTTTTGCCAGATGGAACATTGGCTTCAGATAAAGTAAATCTAGTTTTTATTTCTGGTAAGAAACATGAAGAAAACTTGAAGCTTAAAAGATTCTATAAAGAAAAAAATGGATCTATTAGTTTTTTGAAGGAATGTTATGAGCGATCCATTTGACTATGTTAAATCCATCCTTCAGTCCAAGAAGGAACTGATTGTTGACGATTTGACTGAGAAGGAATATCAGCCTTTCCTGACAAACCGTGCGCTTTCTCAGCATAAAGATTGTGTTCTATACGCAAATGAGATGAATCGTCGTCACCACCTGGACAAAAAGTTACAAAATGACTTTTTACTAAATACCGTAAGGTCTATGAAAAGACCATTTGCGAAGTGGGCAAAAGCAGAAAAAAACGATGATTTGGAATGTATCAAGCTGGCTTTTAGCCTGTCCGACTCCAAAGCAAGGGAAGCCTTGCGTCTACTTAGCAAAGAACAAATCCAACAATTAAAAGAAGATACCTATAAAGGTGGATTAGGAAAATGACATGGTTGATCTATCTAAGTTTGTTGAAGTCACTTTAGAACATGAAGATGATTTCTTAAAAGTACGAGAAACACTAACACGTATTGGCGTATCCAGTAGGAAAGAAAAAGTATTATATCAATCTTGCCACATCTTACATAAACAGGGCAAGTATTACATAGTTCATTTTAAAGAGTTGTTTGCACTAGACGGTAAATTATCTACTATTACTGAAAACGATATACAAAGACGTAACGCAATTGCCAATTTACTTGAAGAATGGGGTTTACTAAAGATTGTAAACTATGATATACTAAAAGAAAACATGGCGCCCATTCATCAAATCAAAATCATTTCTTTCAAAGAAAAAGATGATTGGGAACTTATTGCTAAATATAATATAGGTAAAAAAGGTAGAGCAGAGTAAGGACATTTTATCATGAGCAATGTGAAAACAAATCCTGTGAAACTAATTAATAAGTATACCAAAGAAGAAGTGTAT